CAAGTGTGCTAGAGATGACTATGCTACTGCTAAGACATACCCACGTACAACAGATCCAATACACAACCTATCAACGGTTGCTATTGCATCAACAACAGCAAAAACATTCAAGGTTCTTGTTGGTAAGTCTAATCATAATCTTACAACTTCTAATACAATTGGTATTGCCACTGGTTCTTTAGCATTTACATGCTCTAGAGATAATTATGCTAGTGTTCAATCTTATCCTCGTGCAAAAGATCCTATTCATGGATTAAGTAATGTAGCAATTGCATCAACAACATTAGATACTATTACAGTTAATGTTGGAACTTCTTATCATAAGTTAGTTGCTGGTTCTAATACTGTTGGTATTATCACTGAATCAATAACATTTACTTGTGATTTGGATGATCATCGTACTGAACATGCTTATCCACGTCCAACTGATCCTGCAAATAATGCAACAATAGGTATTGCAGCAACAACTCCAACTAGTATTACAATTAATGTTGGTAAGTCTGGTATTAGTACTGCTGATCCTTATCATAATAACTCTGTATCAGTTGGATCAACAACTGAGAATACAATCAGTGTTAATATTGGTAAAGCACCTGCAGAACGTAGATTTAAGGTTATTGATGCTGATTATAATGGATTCACTGGATGGATGACTTTAACCGTAGGGCAACATAGTTTACATACAGGAGAAAGAGTTAGACTTGCAAATGAATCATTACTCTTTACTTGTTCTAGTGATGATTATGGTTCTATAAACCCATATCCAAGAACAACCGATCCAATTTATGGTGGTGTTGGTATTGCTTCTACAACTCCAACAACAATTAGAATGAATGTTGGTATGGCTCCTATTGGTAAGAGATATGCTCATCAGTTTGTTGGGGTTGGATCTTATAGAGAATTCCAGTTAACTGTTGATGAGACTTATGCATCTAAGTTCTCTGGTTGGAATGTTGGTGACTTCTTGGTTCTTGATGATATTACTCCTTACTTCAATGGAATCAGAAGATTATTCCCACTAGCAGTTAACGGTGACAGAATCTCCTTCTTTGCAAGAGCAAATGCTGGTATTAATTTACAATCTAACTTATTAGTATTTGTTAATGACATATTACAGACTCCAGGTGAAGGTTATACCTTTACTGGAGGTAGTACTCTTAGATTCTCAGAAGCACCTAAAGGTGGTGTAACAGGATTCACTACACTTGGAGATAAGTGTAAAGTCTTAATGTATACTGGTACGCAAAGCATTGACGTTAGAGAAGTTGATGTATTACCTTCACTTAAAGTTGGTGATGATGTTCAACTTTATAGTGATCTTGATGTCACATTTAATCAAGATGAACGTCTTGTTATGGATGTTAAATCGGCAGACTCTGTTACGACTAATAACTACGCAGGTCAAGGTGTAACACCAAATGAATTGTTAGCAAGACCAATTTCTTGGGCAAAACAAGATGTTGATAAGATTATTGATACAAATCCTATTGGTAAAGATAGAGTTTATTATGAACCAGTAATTAATCCACAAACTAACATTCTTGAGACTGTTGGTGTTAATTCTACTTCTGCATTTGTTTATTCCTTAAGATCTATATTTGATGATCCTAAGGAAGCAATGCTAGTTGGTGATAGAGAGAAGATGGAACTTATAACTCAAGAACCATTGGTTAATGCAACTGCAACATCTACAATAGACATTAATACTGGTGCTGTTACTTCTATTAGTGTTACAAATCCTGGTTTTGGATATACTGTTGCTCCATTAGTTACAGTTCAAAAACCATTCGATGTTGCTGGAGTTGCAACTGCTGCTATTGCTACTGCAACTATTGGTGCAGGTGGAACTGTTACTGGTATTTCTGTTGGTATGGGTGGAACTGGTTACATATATGGTCCATTAACTTCTCTTACAGTTAACCAAAATGGCATTGGATTCCCATTCTTAGAAAGTGGAACCAATGTAATGTTGGGTGCTAAATTAAATACTGTAACTGGATCTGGTAGAGGTGCTACATGTGATATTGATATTAGTACTGTAAACTATGAAGTGGCTTCTGTCGCAGTGTCTGAAGGTGGTACTGGTTATAAACCAGGTGATATATTATCTGTTGATGTGTATAATAGTGTTGGATTGGGAACTACTAGCAGAAGATGGGCACTTACAACTCCAATTAAATTCCAAGTTGGAGGTATTAGTGGTCCTGAAGTTATGGTTGCTCCACCATCAAGGAAAGTAGAAGATGTGCCAAAATCAACTCTTGAAGGTGATTATGGAATAATTGTTGGTATTGGTACAACTACTATTGTCGGTGTTGCATCAACAGGAATAACTTTTGATTTCTATATACCTCAGGATTCTAAATTAAAATCATTCCCAACTGCATTTAGTGGTATTCAAACTGGTTATCTATTCAACGTTACGGGAACAGGTGTAAATGGTCCTGTAACTACATTAAGAGCAGACAATTCTGTTCTTGGAATAGGTACTACTTGTATGGATGCAACTTTTGAAGTTGCTCATTATTCACATAATACTAGGTTCATTCCATCTGAAATAAGTGGAAATTCTGTTGGTATTGCAACGACTGTTACAACTGTTGTTGCTAAGATTGCTAACTTTACAAATGTAGTTGGATATGGTACAACTGCAAGTTATGGCGATTATACTTGGGGTAAAGTCAATCTAACCGTCAGATTAGGAACAAAACAAACATTTGAAGCGGTTCATGGAACCAGTCAGGCTGGTATTGGAAGTAATCCAGTACTAAGGAGGAGAAATCCACTTAGATACAAGGGTTATATTATTTCATAATAAATAAAACATAGCAAATCTTAAATTCTAAAAATGGCTGCGATTATAACTGATCAGTTGAGAATTAAGAATGCGAGAACGTTTATAGATAAGATTCGTTCCTCGACAGATTCTTACTATACCTTTATTGGTCTCCCAAATGCTAACGAAAGCAAGTCCGACTGGGACAGTAGTCCACCTGCTCCTAGGGACTGTTTTGATGACGAGAACTTCTATTGGGATACTATGATCGCAATGAAGAAGATTTCTGCTGATGACATTCGACCCGTTGTTCGGAAGTTGGGTTGGGCATCTGCAACAATCTATGACATGTATAGACATGACATAAACAGAAATAATCTATCAGATTCTTCAAATAAAACTAGTTTATATTCTTCTAACTTTTATGTTGTAAATAGCGAATTTAGAGTCTATATCTGTTTACATAATGGTATTGATCCAGAAAACCCAAATGGTAAACCATCTTTGGATGAACCAAAGTTCACTGATTTAGAACCTCGTGTTGCTGGTACTTCTGGTGATGGATATATTTGGAAGTATCTTTATACGATTAGTCCTAGTGATATTATTAAATTTGACTCTCTTAACTTTATTCCCCTTCCTGTAGACTGGGAGACTAATGGTGATTATACACCTATTAGAAATAATGCTAAAACAAGTGGTCAAATTAAGGTTGCCACTATTGCTAATAGAGGATACCTTGTTGGTCCTGCTAACACAACGTATACAAGGGTTCCTATTAAAGGTGATGGAACTGGTGCAGAATGTACCATTGTTATTAACAACGACTCTAAAGTAGAATCAATTACCATCTCAAATGGTGGTAGTGGATATACTTATGGATCAGTCGATTTGGTTGCAGGTAACGTTCCTGTTGGTAATACTACACCAATCTTTAATATTATTATTCCTCCAGCAGGAGGGCATGGATATGATGTTTATAGAGAATTAGGTGCATCTAATGTACTAATATTCTCAAGAATTGAAAATGATGATTCAAACCCAGACTTTGTTACAGGTACAAAGGTTGCTAGAATTGGAATTGTTGAAAATCCACAATCATTTGAATCTACATCTATAATCACAGAAGATAGAGCAAGTGCTATTAATGGAGTAATTTTAAAAGGATTATCTCCAAATGATGATGATTATAAGACTACATCTTTTGAATCAAATTCTTATATAACTCAGCAAGTTGGAACTGGTCAAACTGCTGTTGGAAGAGTTATATCTTATGATAAAACTACTGGTGTTCTTAGGTATTGGCAGGATAGATCTTTGGTTGGATTTAATACTGACGGTACACAAAAGACATCTCCTACATATGGATATGGATTAAATGATTTTACAGGAACTACTGCTGCTGGTGGTACTTTGAAGATTGTAGGTGGTACGAAAGACTTATATATAGACAACGGATTCGGATCAGTCAGTAGTCCTGGTATAAGTACCGTCATAAATAATAAAACATATTATTTGGGTCAAACATTTATTAAAGGTGTTGCAAACCCAGAAGTTGAAAAGTACAGTGGTACTATACTCTACGTTGACAATAGACCTTCTATTACTAGGTCTGCTAACCAACGAGAAGACATTAAAGTCATTTTGCAATTCTAAGGGAATCATTTAAAAGATATGGCACAAGAAACTAATCTCAATGTATCGCCTTATTTTGACGATTTTGATGCAGAGAAGAACTTCCATAAGGTATTATTCAAGCCAGGATTACCAATTCAGGCTAGAGAATTAACAACATTACAGTCGATCCTTCAAAATCAGGTAGAGCAAGTAGGAACTCACCTGTTTAAGGAAGGATCTTGTGTTATTCCAGGTCAAATAAATTATAATAATAACTTATTTGCTGTTGAAGTTGAAGAGAACTTCTTAGGTACAAATATATTAGACTATGCTTGGAACTTAAGCAATGAGATAGTTACTGGAGCAAATTCTGGTGTAAAGGCTAAGATTATAGATTATATGGAGACAGAGTTCTCTCCAAGAGGATATGTGACTCTATTCCTTAGTTATCTTGGTTCAGGTGATAATGATAAAGAAGTTTTTGAAGATGATGAGATTTTACTACTTAAGGAAAATGTAGTATCTGAAATAACAAGTATAACCTTACAAGCAGGTCAAGGTTGTGCTAAAACTGCTCCTACTAATGCTACTTCAGTTGGATCTGCAGTATTCATATCTGAAGGTGTATATTTTATAAGAGGACAATTTGTAAGAGTTTCCGATGAGATGTTGGTTCTTGATCCTCATGATGAGAACCCAACATATAGAGTTGGATTGGAGATAACTGAAGAAATAGTTACTTCAAGTAAAGATCAGTCTTTGACTGATAATGCTAAAGGATTTAATAACTTTGCTGCTCCTGGTGCAGATAGATTAAAGATTAGTGTAAAATTAGGTAAGAGATCTTTAGATTCTGAAAAGAATGAGAACTTTGTTGAATTGATGGTTATCAATGGAGGTTCAGTATCTCATATTGATGATAAGGTTAAGTATAATGAACTTGGAAATGAATTAGCAAGAAGAACATATAGTCATGCTGGAGATTTTTATGTAAAACCATTTACAATCTCTGCAAAAGAATCATTAAATGATAATAAGGGAAATAATGGTGTATTTGGTATAAACCAGTTAACTTATGGTAATAGTAAACCAAGTCCAGATTTAGGTACATATAAAATATCTCCAGGTAAAGCATTTATTAAGGGATTTGAAGTTCCTGTCAGAAATGTCGTATATCTAGATTTTGAAAAGACAAGATTTAAAAAGGTATTAAAAGATCAAGCAGTAAATTACTATACAGGACCAACTTTAACTGTTAATAGGGCATATGGTTGCCCTAGAATAGGTTTTACAACAACTTCTAGTATTAGTCTTAGAGATTCTAGAATTGGTGCTGATGGTCACGTTGCAGCAGGTAAAGAGATTGGTGTTGCAAGAGTATATGATTATGCATTAGAGTCTGGATCATATTCTGCAGCACTTCCAGCAACCAATGAATTTGATGTCACACTATACGATATTCAACCATACACTGAGTTAACAGTAAACCAAGCAGTAACATTAACTGTACCCACTTACGTCAAAGGTAAATCTAGTGGTGCAACAGGACATTTAAGATTTGGAACTACTACTGGAATTGTAACCGCATATAACACAAGTGGAACATTTACACCAGGTGAGAAATTAATTTTTAATGGTGTAGATAATAATAGAATTGCCGTAGCAATAACAGCACATTCTATAGGTGCAGTTGAGTCTATTCACAGTTCAGTTGGTGTTGGTACATTTAATGCTGATGTTAAACCATTTACAAAGATTGCCTACGGTAATGTAAATATTACTCCTGCATCTGGAACAGCACCTGGAATATCAACTGTTACAGTTACTGGTGGTGGATTTAGAAATAGAGTAAAAACAGGTGATTTAGTATCATTTACCAATCCTTTATTGGGTAATACCTCAGTTAAGACATTTGCTACGGTTTCTAGTTATGTTGATGATAGTAATATTATTATTGCAGGTGTAACTACAGTTGCAGGTGTTTGTGATGGTGGTCTTCCTGCTGCTGCAGCTCAACCAGTTGATTTTGAATGGATAGGATCTAAATTCCAATCATCTACAGATAATACTCTTTATACACCGCTACCTAAACAATGGATTGCTAATGTTGATCTAACAGAGTCTAATATTACAATTAGAAAAGAATATGATGTAACTATTACTGCTAATGCCACTAATACTATACAGGCAGGACAGAATGAGACATTCTTAGCATATGATGAAGAAAGATATGTTTTAACTAATGATGCTGGTGTTACTGAAGAATTAACGCCAGATAAACTACGTTTTACTAATGGTGGTAGAGAATTAAGAATATTTGGATTATCTGCTACTGCAGGATCTGCAAGATTAGTTGCTACTCTTAATAAAATTAATATTAAGAACAAAGTCAAGAACAGAATAAGAACCAATTCAATTATTGTTAATAAGTCTAAATTAGTAACTTCTGGTGTTGGTACAACATCATTGAATGATGGATTGACATATGGTGATTATGGTTATGGATTAAGAGTTCAAGATACTGATATTTGTCTTGGAGAACCAGATGTAACTAAGGTTTATGGTGTATTTGAGTCTGGTGGTCTAGATGATCCATTGATTCCATCTATTACTGTATTCAATATGAATGGTCCAACTGGACGTGTTGATGATTTAATTGCTGGTGAAGAATTTATTGGTAAAACAACGGGTGCAATAGGTCTTTATATTGAACGTATTAATAGTGCTAAAGCAGGATTTGTATACTTAAGTGATCTAAGATTTGAATTAAATGAGCAAGTTGAATTTGTTGAGAGTGGTATAGTTGCTACTATTAACGATTTTGATCCTGGTGATAATAATATTATGGATAGGTTTAGTTTAGATAGTGGACAAAGAGAAACTATTTGTGACTATTCTCGTCTTATTAGGAAACCTAAGTCTAAAGATCCTAGAAAGAAATTAAGAGTTATTTTTGAATCTGCAGAATATGCATCTACTGATGATGGTGATATAACAACTGTTTCATCATATGATCAAATTGATTATTGTGTATTACCTGATGTTAGAGAAGGTACAAGATTAAGCGATATTATTGATATTAGACCAAGAGTAACCAATTTTGATTTAAATTCAACTGCTCTATCTCCGTTTGAATTTAATGCAAGAGTATTCTCTGATGCTACAAACTCTGCTAAGAATATTTTAGCATCTGATGAATCAATTAGAATACAATATTCTTACTATCAACCAAGAATTGATAGGATATATTTAACTAAGAATGGTCAATTCCAGTTAATTAAGGGTATTCCTGCTGATGATCCAGTTCCACCTATTCCCATTGAGGATGCGTTAGAAGTTGCTTTATGTAAGTTACCTCCATATATTTGTAATACTGAAAATATAGAAGTATTACTTAAATCTCATAAGAGATATAGGATGCAAGATATTGCATTGTTGGAAGATAGAATTCAGAACTTAGAGTACTATACTGCACTCTCTCTTCTAGAATCTAATACTGAGAGTCTGTTCATTCCCGATAATGCTGGTTTAACAAGATTTAAATCTGGTATTTACGTTGATAACTTCTCAGGAACTTCAACTCAGTTAAAACTTGGTAAGGTAACTAATAGTGTTGACCCTGCAAATCTTGAATTAAGACCAACCCACTATACAACTGAAGTTGATTTATTGATTGGTTCTAGATCCTTAATTGGTATAGGAACAACTGCTTCAGCAACTGCTGATCCTAGATTTGTTACTGACTTAATAGGAAATGGTATTCAAAGAACTGGTCAACTACTAACTCTTGATTATGAGAATTCACCAAGAATTAGGCAAGGATTTGCTACTAGAGTTGAGAATGTTACTCCATATCTTGTAACTACTTACACAGGTAATATTGTACTATTCCCATCATCTGATATATGGATTGACCAAGTTAGACTTCAACCACAAAGAATTGAAGTTGACAACTATACTCAAACACGTAGACAATTAGAATTTGATGGTTATGATCCACAAACTGGTTTAGGACCTGTTAGATGGGGTACATGGAATACTACATGGACTGGATCTAATTCTACTAGCACTTCTAATAGAATACAAACAGGATCTAGTTCTAGAAATAATGGAAGTCAGATTGTAACTACAAATTCATTCCAGACTACAACTACTACAACTACTACTAGAACTGGTACTTCAACCAGAGCAGGTAATAGACTTAGAATTAGTGAACAGACTGATACTGTAAATGAAGGTGATAAGGTAGTAAGTACCTCAGTAATTGCCTTTATGAGGTCTAGGAATATTGAATTTACAGGACGTAAGTTTAAACCACTAACAAGACTTTATGGATTCTTTGATGGACAAGATGTAAATGCATTTGTTGTACCAAAACTAATTGAGATTAAAATGATTAGTGGTACATTTACTGTTGGTCAACTTGTTACTGGAACAATGGCTGCAGGTACAGTTACTGCAACTAATGCAGCAACTCCTAGAATAACATTCAGAGTAGCAACATCTAATCATAAGTTAGGACCAATTGCTACACCAACTGATGTGTTTACAACAAGTCCTTATGATGATTCATATACAGTTCCTGCAATTTATTCAAGTTCTTCAGTTCTTCTTAACGTAGATACTGTCTCATTAGCAGACCAAACACAAGGTCTTTATAGTGGTTTTGCAAGAACTGGAATGAGACTTAGAAGTGCTACTGGTGAAGCAGAAATTACTAATATAAGATTATTCAGTGACCAAGTAGGAACAGTTCTCGGATCATTCTTTATACCTAATCCAAACATTACATCCAACCCATCATTTGAAGTTGGAACTAAAATGTTCAGATTAACAAGTAATTCTACTAATAGTACTATTGGTGGAATGACAGGAACATTTGGTGAAGAGTCATACTTTGCTCAAGGTACAATTAATAATATGCAAGAGACTATCAGATCTACTAGAAGACCTAGATTTGATGTACAGAATGCTTCTGAGTCTCGTGCTGCTACAGACGTTACATCTACACAATCAGTAAGTACAAGTAGTGAGACAACAAGAGTCCCATTACCACCTCCACCTCCACCACCCCCTAGACCACCAACACCACCCCCTAGACCTAGACCACCAACTCCACCTAGACCTAGACCAGTAGTTCCAACACCAGTAGCTCCTCGTGGTTTAACAACTACTCAGGTGGCGATAGCAAGGTTTGAGGCAAGAAGGAGAGTACCTCCTCCCCCACCACCTCCACCTCCACCCCCACCAAGGCCAAGACCTGTACCTCCTAGGAGACCTGCTAGAGGCGGTAAAGACCCTCTTGCACAATCATTCTCTGTTCAAAATGACTCTGGATTCTTTGTAACCCAAATAGACATTTTCTTCAGAACAAAAGATCCACTGCTACCTGTAACGGTACAGTTGAGACCGATGGTTGCTGGAGTTCCTTCAGAAGAGGTATATCCTTTCGGAGAAGCAATTTTAGAATCAAAAGAAATTTTTGAGTCAGCAGATGGTGGAACACCTACTACGGTTAAATTCCCATCACCTGTTTACTTAGAACCAAAAACAGATCATGCTGTCGTTTTACTATCACAGTCTAACGAATATACAGTTTGGATTTCCAGAATGGGTGAAGTTGACATCACAACTCTTCTGCTACCAGAATCTAGACAGGTTGTTGTATCTGCACAGCCAAGTCTTGGATCTCTATTCAAGTCGCAGAATGGTTCAACATGGAACCCAAGTCAGTATGAAGATCTTAAGTTCTGTCTATACACTGCTGACTTCCTTTCAAGTACTGGAACAATATCATTCTACAATCCAGAATTAGCAAGAGGTAATAACCAAATTGCTACATTGGTTAAAGATTCAATGGAATTTAATTCCAAGAAACTTATTGTAACAACGGATGATCTTGTAAACACTAGTGGTTTAGTTCTTGGAAATACAGTTATTCAAAAGAATGCTACTGCATCCGCAAATTATGTTGGTGCTGGTGGTTCTGCAACTGGTGATCTAAGTATTAT